GTCACCGTCGATTTCGTCAAGAGAGTGAGCCTCGAAGATTACAAATACAACGCCCCCACGAACGAGATCGCCGACCTCGTGCCCCTTTTCGTGGAGGATCACCAACACATATTCGACGCCGCCCAAAAGATTCTCATCGAGAGACAACCCCCCGGTGGATTCACCAACATCCAGACCCTCCTCCACTACATGTTCAGGGACAGGGTCATCCTCGTGTCACCGGTAAGTCTTCACACTCACTTCGGTATGCGCCATCTCAACTATGATGAAAGGAAGGAACGGACGGAGTCCATAGCGTCCAAATACATCGCGTGGGACATACCGGAGGGAGAGAGGAGGCACGACATCTCAGACGCGCTCTGTATGATATTGTATTTCAACTTTAGGGCTGGTGTGCACATATTCGATCGCTTCCGGTTCAAACTTTAGATTTTACGCGTGCCTCTCTCCTGAATGTCGTAGTGAATCATGAGAAGATCCCTGGCGTCTCGCATCTGTTGTCTGATGGATCGCCATCTGTCCTCGTACTCGAGGTAACACCCGAGCTGTTTCATGCGTGTCCGGAGGGCGTACAATTCTCCCACCTGTTCCCTGTACACTATTTCAAGGGTACCCCTCTGAATGTGCGCGGGGGTCATGACGTCGAACCGGTCTTTCCCGAATTGTTTGTACCCGAGGGTCGTCACCTTACCCTTTAACCATTTCTTCTCGAGGCGACGAATTTCTTTGTCACAATCGTTGTCATCATACCACGCAAACATTGTATTGACGAATTATTGACAATCCTCTATAAGTTCTTTTAAAAGCAACACGATCCGGCGATGTTTCAGGGAATAGATCTTCGCGGGAGTGTCGACTAACCGGAGAATCCTCTCGTTGTCATCCGGTTCCTTCCGCGCGCGTTTCTTCTCGTTCGTTCGTAAGTAGTCGGCGACGCAATAGATGATCCCGTCGAGAAACTCTTCCCTGGCCATTTCAAACCACGAGTTTTTCACACACCCCCACGTCCGCGGATCGTCGTCGACGCGCACGCCGTGGCCGTACTTGGAGCGACCGAGTTCGAGACGGTCGGTCAGTTGTTGGATGACAGACATGTGTACGTGCACGAGATGTAATAGACGTCCTTGAAACCGAGGGACGAGAGTTGCTTGGCGGCGTATCGAGCGCGTTGACCCGTGTTGCAGTACACGAGAAGACCGCGCGGTGGAAGCGTCGTCGTGGTTTCCCTGGAGATTTGATTCACGGGGATGTGGATGGCACCTGGGTAATGTCCGTTGGAGTACTCCACGGACGTGCGCACGTCGACGACTGCGGTGATCTCCCCGGTGGCGATCTTAGATCTCGCCTGCTGGGCACTCAAGAGTTGACTCCCGGTGAAAGTGTATAACAGGAGGAGAACGACCACCACTGAAATAATTTTGATTATGCCCTTCATTTTATATCTAACATATATTAATGTTCTGGCTATTGATCATAACTTTATCAATCTTAGTCGTGTACTACTACCACCTGTCCGGTGTGAGATACAATCAGATATGCGAGGAGGGTATGGGCGTGGAACTCAAACTCAAGGGACACCTCTCGGACAAGGAGATGATGAAGGCGTGGGTTCGGGAACATCTTCCCCAACACGCCTCCCTCCTGCCGCGCACGCACTACAAGACGAAGGATGTGAGGGATTTGGAAAAATATCTGGGAAGCGACGAGTGCCCGAACCGGTACGTCCTCAAGAACACCCACGGATCCAGAATGAACATCGTCGTGAACGATAAGAGGGTGGTGGAACCCCACAAGATCAAGGGACGCGCGAGGAAATTCCTCGCCACGAAATTTCACGAGACCGGAAGCACCGACAGGAGGCGCCAGCTCCACTACGAATACAACGACCCCCACATCATCATCGAGGAGCACTTGGGAGACGTGCGGGACTTGAAATTTCACATGGTCGACGGGAAGTTGGTGTTCCTCCAGGAGTTTTACCGGGGAAAGGAGACCGTCAAGTATCCGGAGGACGCGCCGAGGGAGTTGGTGGGGGTCTCCGGTGACGTGTACAAAAAAATAAACGAACTGGCGAAGAGTCCCATCCGGTTGGTGCGCGTGGACTTTTTCGAGAGCGAGGGACAGTACTATCTGGGGGAGATCACGTTCTCCCCGGCGATGTGTGCGAAGAAGAGGCCGTATCTGTTCGGACGTATTTAAAGAGAGCATCCTTTATTTTTTGAATAATGATTCGAACCCCCAACGGTGTTTTTGAAATCGATTTTGATGATTGTTACATTCGAAATCACATGATGTCCGGACGCGTCTATGAACATCATATCATCAATGGAATGTTGAAGGAATATGTGGAGAAATCAAAATACATCGTGGACGTTGGCGCGAATATCGGATGTCACACCATTTCATACGCGGGAATGAATCCAGAGGCGCGCATCTGGTCGTTTGAACCTCAGAAGAAATTGTTCGACTTGTTGAATACAAACGTGAACCTCAACGGGTACACCGACCGGATACATCTTCACAACTGTGGACTGGGACACAAAGAGTGCACGTTGGAGATGCAAGGGCTTGACACGGTCGAAGACAAGGCACACATGGGTTGGAACAAGGGGGGGTTGGGTATAGGGAAGGGTGGTGAAAAGCTTGACGTCAAAACACTCGACTCACTCGACCTTCCCGGTTTGGATTACATGAAGATAGACGTCGAGGGCGCGGAGGGATTGGTGATTCAGGGTGGACAGGAGACGATTAAAAAGTTCAAACCGGTAATATGCTTCGAACACAATCACACCACACTGGATCCTCGCGACGTTGAACTCGAGCACGTTCCGACTCCGTTTGCTGAATTGGTGAAATTAGGTTACAAGACGTTTACATACCTGGATTGGGAAAACTACGTTGCTTTGCCTTAAATCCTCTGCACGTTAGGGTCGTCGCCTGTGACAAACTTATACACACGAGAACGTCCTATTTCTTCCGGGTACAAAACCCTAACACTCTCCGTCACGAGCAATTCTTTCACGGCGACCCGGAGGGGTGTTGAGAGGGCGTCGATGACGTCGACGATACGCCTCGCCTCGTCGAAGAGTTCCTTCTCCTTCGGACACCGAGGCCGGATGATCGGCTTGTGGGTCTCGGGCACCTCGATTTCTTCATACTCATCGTCTGACTCCTCTCGATCGAACTGCTCTTCGTTCATGTACTCTGACCGCGGTGGTGGCGAAGACGCTTTCCTCTTCTTCCGGAGAGACACGAGTGGTGTGACGAGGTCGGGCTCTGACTTGTTAAACGTCTCCGCACACTTCTTACAGTGCGTCGCCGGCCACTTTTCGGGGAGTCCCCACGTGGGTGCCGTCTCTTTGCACACGACGCACAGCCGCCGGAGTGGTATGTATTTTTTCGTCGGTTCGACGTGATCCTTGCACACGTAATGAGTTATGTTCGTCAAACAGGTAAAGTTAGCCTTGTTGGTGCATCCCTCGTGCTTGCACGCGTGGAGCGGCACGCGCATCGCGTCGTCGGCGTCGTGTCGTGGCGTGAAGGTGTCCACCTCTCGAGCGTAAGATCTGAAGATATACACAATTTTGTCTATATTTAAAAAGTTGTAAATTATTTTTATTAATGGAATGCCATGTCGTATACACGTGTGAATGTAACAAAAAACAGTATCCATCACTGGCATCGTTGAAACAACACAAGAAGACCAAGGTGCATCAAAGTTGGGAGAGCACGAAGGAACTGCGAGATCTTAAGATACAACTGACTGCCAGGGACAATGAGATTCTTTCATTACACACAAAGTTAAAAAGTCTTCGAGAACTAAACACACTTTTGCTTGAACGTATTAAAATCGAGGAAGTCTTGTGAAGCCACGCGCTGTACAAGAAGCTCTGACGTGCGCGTCATTGGATTCTTACTGTGTATCTTTCTCTGAGCCTGCACGCTTGTAATAGAACAATCTTGGAACGCCTGCCTCACGCACTCCACGTTTGCATTACTCATGACGAATGTCTTGCATTTTCTCAACGTCATGAAAAAGGCGCCTTGATCGAACCCCTGAGCGTTGTACTGTGTGAACGACGTCGATTTTTCCCGGGCGTAGGGGGGATCCGCGTACACAAAGTCACCCTCCCCAACGTCCCGGAGGGCTTCGGAGAAATCGCACGCCCTGAATTCCACCGGTTCGAGGAGGGCGCTCATCGCACGCAAGTCTTCCAGGGGCGGAGTCACCGGACGCGTGTTGTAGTCGTGTCCATAGCCAACATTAAATCCTTTCTTGCTTTCCCTATATAATCCCCTGAAACAGGATTTATTGAGAAAGTAAAACAGAGCGCTCGCCTGCACACACGGCGTCATTCCCCGGTAACGCTCTCGCTGTTCGTAATAGTACGCCTCCTTCCCCTCCCCACTCCGCTCGTACGCCTCCACTAACCGGTGAATCTCCCTGTGGAGTTCGGCTGGGTGTGCCTGAATGTCTTTGTAAAATTGAATGAGGTGGTGGTTGAGGTCAGAGGCGCGCACCCTCTGAACCCGTATCGTGGGGTCGGAGAGAACAGCGAGGAGCACGGCACCCCCACCCACGAAGGGCTCGTGGTACGTCCGGATATTTCTCGGAAACAGGGGAAGGATGTCGTCAAGGAGTTGTGTTTTCCCACCCACCCACTTGAGGAGGGGTTTCATCTGATTTTGACTCTCAAAAAAATATATTGAAATTTTCTCTACTACTAGTAAGATGCTTTACTACGTCTACATGGTGTGCCTCATCGCCGTGGCCATATTGGCCGTGTCAACGCCACTGGGGTACACTCCGGGTACCGACCTGTACGTGGTGAGGGAGTACCAGGCTGATAGGTACGAGAAAATGACGAAGAAATATGCCAAACAAATCCGCGAGGGGAGGATCATCACCGACGCCGGGTACGAGCGTTTCAGGAGTCTCTGGCAGAGGCTGGAGGAGGCCATTGCCACAGAGGAGGAAGAGGTGTGGTCTGTGTTTAAATTTAAAAAGGTGACGATCGCGCAGGTTCTCGGTGGGTACATGCAGGGGGTGGAGGATGACAAAGACCTCATCATCCGCAATTACATGGTCAAGCAGTGAACGTGATTCCAAACTTTTTCCGAATCAAAGCCTTTGCCCCGGAGAGCGTGGGTTTCGACCACAGCAGCCACCGGCTCCAAAATCCGGGAGTCGTCGGGTCGTTCCATCTCTCCCTCGTGCTCCGTTCGCCACGAGGCATCACCCCACCGTGCCTTCTGACGTACAGTTTCATCCGGTTCGGGTCACCGTGGAGGGTGTAGTCCGACATCCCCGCCGACCCAAAGTCGACTTTCTTTCCACCGGGGAGGATGACTCTGTATTTCTTCTCACGTTTGGGGCTTCTCCGGAGGGTCACCCTCATTACTGTTGTTGTCTGAGAAATTTAGTACTTTTAGTCAAACCATTTTCCTGTTTTTAACCGAAATTCGATAACACTGATCATAAAGATCAACCATAAACATCCAGAGGAGCTCATGCTGACGATGAATGGAATACTCTGGTGAAAGGGTTTGCGAGTTTCATTATCATCGTTCATGAAAATGGCGGTACTGAGTCCAATAAACACCACCAAAAACATGATCCCAAGTTTTCTTCCTGTTATTTCAAATTTCATGTTTTGTAGTGTATGTTATAGAGTCAGATTTTTTTAGGGTGAACACATTGGACACTTGTCTAACCGGTTGAAACATAGGGACGCGCACACAAAGTGTGTACATTTACGAAAACGTACACACTTTCGAGTTTGAGAGCACACCGGACACTCCATGTACTCCGAGAATTCTAGTATTTCATTCTCAAATCTCCAAAAACACGAGACACAGACTTTCGATCGAGAGTCTTTCATTTTGTAGCAAACATCAAAGTTTGGACATTTATCCTTTTTCATTATTTAATTAATGTACGAAGATCTTTAACGGTTGCACATCGGGCAGTACTTTTCGGCGCGCTCTCTGTAGAGGAGGACGGCGAGGACGACGGCGAGGATAATCGTTTGGTCACGCTTGAGGGTCTTGTAGGAGTAAGCGTAGAAACCAGCGACGCCCACAATCGCCGCCTGGTTGAGGGTGATCGGGAAAGCCGGCGCCGGTTGGAAGCGCTTCTCCATCGTGTCGGCACCCAAAGCCGGACTCGGGGCATAACGTTCGCGACCTGCGTACATAGAACCTGGCATTTTTGTATACTATCAGTAGAGAAAATGTTTTTCATGAGCATTTTTGTGTTCGTGCTGGTGGCCATCGCCTACGACTATTTCAAGTCACCGGTGGACGTGCTCTATTTCCAGCGATCCCTCAGACCTGTGGTGGCGATCCGGAATTTCCTGTACGATCTGTTCCTGTCCAGGCACTACTACAGGGTGAGGGATTTCCCAGGCCTCTGGATGGTCATGGCACACTTTAACGACATCTGCGAGGAGTACTACCTCGGGGAGGCGCACGCGAAGAAGACGTTCTTTCACGACGACGATCCGTGGTTCGAGTGGAATCCGGATTATTATTTCATAAAGGTTCAGGAGTTTCCCAAGTTACACGCGCTACTGAAAACTATTCCGTGTGTGGAGGACGACGGCATCATCGCCGTGATGGAGAGTCCCATGCAACTCCCACCGCACCGGGCGGAGACTAACATTCAGTTGAGGTATCAACTCGTCCTCCAAGGGACGACGAAGAGCGTGTTGCACACCCAAACCGGAGACTATTCACAAAACACTCGGGAAGAAATTCTCTTCGATCACGCGCTGGAACACTCGGTGTCAAACACCGGTTCGGGGAGGCGCGTCGTCCTCCTCCTGAACATTAAGCGTCTGTGAGGAGTCTCCCCAACCTCGCCTTCTCCGGAGCCTTGTTCATGAACACCGTGAGTATCGTGGCGTTCTCTATCTCGACTTGACCGTGGGGTGCCCCCGGGCGCTTGTGCACGTCCCTGACGCGACACATGTCCACCGGTGTCATCTTCATCGTCTTGGGTGCCTTGCTGTAATGCGCCGCGAGAACGGCGGCGTCCCTCTTGGTTTCCCTGTCCAGGGTGGTGGCGCGTGCGAACACGTGAGCCCCCGGGTGATTTGTGACGTGAAACCACCACCAGTCCTCATCGGCGTCCGCCCTCAAGTCGTCGTTCTCCTTGGCACTCTGTCCCACGTGTATGGCGATACCAGAGTTCGATCTGTACTCGATCATTACTAAAATTAATAATGTTGTATTTAAATATATGAATAAGAATTACAACAAACTCATCGATGAGTTTTTGAAAAAGAATACCACGTTCCAAAAGTACAAATTTAACAAAAAGGCGAAGGACTCCCTCAACGCGTTCATCAGACGTACGTTGAAAAATGAATTGATGAAATCCAAGCCCAAGGCAAAGCCCAGGAAATAATATTTTTTTCTGAGTTAATATAGTGGTAGATGACTTCTTTATGGGACACGTTACCAGTCGAGCTTCAAGAAATGATCATGGAAAAGAGCTACATGCTGGCTCGAGAGGAGTACTTTGCTCAGGGTGCGCGCAAACATGAGAAGGAAAAGAAGAAGCAGGGACGAGGCTTACTTACTGCGGACATGATGAGATATGTGATGGATTCCACGGATCCGATGGAGATGCTGAATTGGGCGTATCCGGTGGAACTGCGTGAATTGGAATTGTTGGTCGATCCCCCGCTACAGGTCGAGGTGTATGACAACGATTACAACGAATTTTTTGACGCGTTTTTGGAGGACTGTGTCAGATTCGTGGAAGATCCGGTGAATAAAAATTTATGGATCACCCCATCAGACGACACGTGGCTCACGATGTTCACTAAGTTGGCTACTTTTTACAGGAAATACAATCACGTCGACATACTGTCAGAGGACGAGGGAACCGGAGCGCTCTACATGTGGCTTGAATACCAAAAGGATCCGGACACCCCCCTGTCGAGGGAAAAAATGGACAGCCTCAAGAGTCTCGGTATCAGGCTACCGCGACGAAATAATAATCTGACCCTATAGTACACTATGACTATTCGAAAAGGACGCGCGTTCCGTCTCATGCCCGGAGGATTCTTGGGTACGAACCAAGTTCGATGGGCACCGATCAGGAAGAATACTCCTGGTCACCGTGTGCCTGGTATGTGTAAAAGAAAAAAGCTCAGTGAGGTTAAGGAGGTGGCGACCAGCCTCCGGATTCCCCTCCGCACTCGCCGTGATGGTAAGGGCAAGCTCGTGCCCAAGCGCAAGGCTCAGCTCTGTGCGGCCATCAGGCGCAAGGTTGGTGGTAACACGACCGTGGTTCGTGAACAATTGAAGAAACTGAACCGTAAGGTGTCGAAAGCCGCCAAGAAACCGGCGACTACGAAAACCGCGAAGAAGCCCAGAGCTAAGAAGGCTCAGCCACAAACTGCGCCAACGACGAAAAAGCGTGTCGTGAAATATAACATTTTGGGCGCGTCCAAGCTTTTGAGAATTCCGGTCAAAGACAAAACCACGGCTCAGCTCCGAAAGGAAATCGTGGCCAAGGTTCGCGAGCAACAAATCCGTAACTTCAAGAAGATGTACGGTCGCAAGTCCATCGGTGAGCTCGATAAGAAGACCCTCGTGAAAAAGTTGGACAACATCAAGTACCTCCCGCGTCTCCGTGTGGCCAAGAAGGCTCCGGCCAAGAAGGCTCCGGTCAAGAAGGCTCCGGTCAAGAAGGCTCCGGCCAAGAAGGCTCCGGTCGAGGCTCCGGTCAAGGCCGAAGCTCCCAAGAAGCCTCGCAAGGTTCGTTCCAACAAGGGCGTCAAGCGTGGTCCACGAGGCTCCAAAGCGACCAACATCAACAACGTTCCGCTGAGCAAGCTGATCGAGACCATCAACGCCGAAGCTCCCAAGAAGCCTCGCAAGGTTCGTTCCAACAAGGGCGTCAAGCGCGGCCCGCGGGGATCCAAGAAGCCGACCCACATTCGCTTCACGAATAACAATAACATTCCTGTGAACAAGCTTATCAAAACTATCAACGAAAGTCCCAAGAAGCCGACCCACATTCGCTTCACGAATAACGCCAAGAATAACGCCAAGAATAACGCCAAGAAACCGGTGAACTCCAACTCCAACTCCAACTCCAACAACGAGAGCAATTTCTATGTGGAAAACACTAGAAAGAACAAGAACAAGAACGCTTTGATGGTGGCGGTGCCTAAAAGAATTACACCGGTTCGCGTCAACGCGAAGAAGAATCAAAACAAGAACAACAATTCACGTCAAACTGTCAACTGGAATGCCGCGATGTCGAAAACGAAAAACAATAAGATGACAAACAAGGAAATTGAAGAACTCGAGGCACAAGTGAGAAATGGACAAAAGAAACGATGGACCAACTTGATCGCTCGCATTGAAGCCCGTGAAAAGACTACGAAGGCGAAGAAGAACTAATCACTCCCCGGCAACCCAACTAAAACTGTGACGCAGAGGTACTTTTTTCATAAGATTGTAAATGTACGAGAACATTTGTTTCTTATAAAAAGAGTATTTATTATTTAGTTTCCATACATGACAGAGGCGAGTCCGCTGGTCACCTTGAGGACGTTCCAGTTGACCGCGTACACTCTGTGCATGTTGTTACCACCGGAGGGGGACGTGACGTTCAATTTGATGGTGTCGATGCGAGACGCGTTGATGGAACCGGACGGTTGCGCGGAGTTCAACTTGGCCGAGAACGTCCAGGTGTAGACCGGGACGTTGTCGAGCTCACCCTCCGGAAGGACACTGCAATGCATCAAGGGCACGACGGTGTGGTGAAAGACGTTCGACATGTTTTCCGAGTGAGCGACGCCG